ACAGATCAAACACACCGAAATATGCAATGGCTTTTTCATAAGCCTCAGGATGTAGCAATTTTTCCAATTGAACCTCAAGCTGTCAAAATAGAGAAGAAAAAGTAAATAGGAAATACAAATGATTGAGTTAGCACTTTTAGCAAGTCTTGGTGCCGTTGGATATATTTTAGCAGTCCAACAGCAAACAAAAACACAACCTATTGAAGAGCAATTTGCATTAAGTCCTCGACCACTCAAAGAGTTGAGAGATCCTGTTCAAGAAGCCAGAATAGCAAAGTCTCATAATAACCAAGTTCCTTATTTTGGTTCTAAATTGAAACAGAGCATGTATTCTGGTGCTACAGCTGGTATTTTAGATAACCATACTGGCGCAGGTAAGGAATATTTCCAGAAGCGTGAAGTTAAGTCGTTCTTTGATACTAAACCTGGAACAGGTCAACCATTTGGTAGTCCTTCAGAAACCGACTTCATGCAATCACGTATGGTATCTGGACAACATATGCACAATGTGTTCCCTGTTGATCAAGTACGAGTAGGTCCTGGTGCAAATGATGGGTATACAAATGTTGGTAAGGGTGGATTTCAACAAGATCAATTGCGTGAGTATGAACTTCCTAGAACGACTGATGAACTTCGTGTCGTAACTAAACCTAAATTAAGTTATGAACCTCCAGTTATTCCTGGTGTAAATCAAATAACACAACCAGGTATTCAAGCTGATGTTAATAAGAATAAACCAGATCGTTTTGCAGTATTAGGAATGGATCGTGTTAATACAGCTGTTGGTGCACAAACAGCTCCTCATATTTATCCAGAACAACCTTTCAAATTACAAGCACGTGAATCTACGTCTGTTGCATATAATGGACAAGCAGGCGGTAATGCGATCTTTACATCCTATATTCGTGCATTTACAGAACCTTATCAAGAATTCATGAAACTAACAGTAGAAGGTCGTCCAGGTCCTGCAGGTATGGGAGGAGCAAGCAGAGGTATTGGTGCAGGAGAATATGCTGCTCAAACTAAGAAAGATGAAAGTGTTCTTTCAGATGCTGCAAGAATGAATAATGGAATGGTTGCTATGCCAGCACATACTGAACACTATGGTTCATACAAGTTCAATGCTCCTCTGCAACAAGATGTATACACTAATCGCAATGAAACTGCTATATTAGATGCATATAAGGCAAATCCATATACACAACCTTTGAATTCATATTAATAAATGGATGTCATACGAGAACATCTAGTTTATAAAAATGTCCCCATGACAATTTGTATGAAAGACCTTAAGCCAATAGAACAGTACGAGGTCATACGTCTTCTGCTGGCATCGAACTCTAAAAATATAAAAATATGTACACATGACTCAACAAATGATTATATTACGAAGTTATTGAAGGAGGTTCCGGTTGAATTTGTGCAGTGTTTTGTGGAGCAGGAGAAGGAGTCTGTTCGATTGTTTGAACAGATGGTTCTGCAAGAGAAGACTCAATAGGAAGGATTTTATTACCAATATAAGCCCCTACAAAAGATCCAATACTTCCAAGAAACAAGCCAAATATATAAGATGTGGTTAAACTATCCATATCAACTTCTTGTATTTGAATAGAGATGTTTCATTTAGTTAAAGATAACGTAGAGAAGATTGAAAATAATCTTCTCTGGGTCAAATCAGTTCGAGATTCTATGTTTTCATGGTGGTTTAACTTGATTGCCCTTGTTGTGGTTATTGGAGGGTTTGTTTATTTTTTGTATTCAAGTTATGGAACTGTTCCAAATGAAGAAATGAAAGAAATACCTTTTGAACCTCGCTTGTGGAACAATGCTGTGAGAAATGTTCCCATAACTAATTATGGACAAACTCCTCAAATTGAAACTGGAGATCCTATACAAGGATTTGCCTATAGAACAAGCTCGCCAAACTTTTGAGAAAATTAAGGAAGAATCACTTCCAAAACAACCACCTCCTCCAAAAAAGAGGAGAATAAGAATTACTGTTTCAGAGAATAAATGAGGTCTGCAGCCTGCTATACGAACAAAGTAAAAGTTGTTGCTCAAGCAAAAAATACAAAAGTCAATTACCCAGGAGGAGAAGCTAAAAACTGGGATAAGATGTATGCGACTTTAGGTTGTAATCCTAATTTTGCAGTTCAAACTTACGTTGTTCCTCCGGAATGTGGACAACGAAAGATTTTTAAATGTATACGACTTTCATAGTTTAATTCTTATTTAATCAATGAAATACGGTATCCCCCTTGTTGTTTTAGTTGGAGGAGTATCAAGAGGAAAAACAAGATTTTTCGAAGAACTGACAAACTTGCAAGGACCACGTCCAACCATGGCAATAACACCTCCTATTCTGGTTGACTGCCAGGGTTCGTTTTTTGTAGTTGACACTCCAGGGTTCAAACCTAATCGAAGAAAGTATGAATATTCTTGGCAAGGTATTTTTAGAGATGCAGACGTTATACTTGATTTTGGAGAGTGGTCTGATGATGAAATTTATGGAGAAAGGTTCAACAATTATGTTAAGTATATGACATGGTCAGGAAATAACCAAGAGACTGTAGAAAGAATTCAGGAATATCTACAAGGAAGAAGATGATCAATCTATTTTGGTTATTTATTGGAGCAGTTGTTGGAATGTTGCTTGTTTCTGTCTTTACTCCTCCAAATAGAAACATTCCTACATTACCAACTCCCGACAATGACAATGTTTTCAAGACCCCGAATGGATGTGTTAAATTCATAGCAAACGAGGTTGAATGCAACTCAACTGCAACGTCTCTTAATTTCATCGCATCACAACACAAATGATAGACATAACAAAAATCATTCGAAATAAGAAGGCGTCTGGATTTTTTTCATTTATAATTGGAATGGGTCTTGCTGTATTATTGTTTCATAAACCATTTGGTTATAAACAATACTTATCAGTTCCTGTTGCAGACATAGAAGGAAAAACTATAAAGAATGGAGATAAATGTTATAATTATGTATCCGAAGATGTCAAATGTTCGTAAGTATGAAAAAATTACTTTAATATTCTTAACTACAAATGGCCGACGGCGCAACTGACTTATCGGAACTTCTTGGCAGTGCACCTGTTCAATCTCCAAGTCTTCCTCAAAGCACTACGTTTTCTCCAATAGTGACTGGAGGTGATAGTCCTTTTATCATGCCAACTAACACTTCTCCTGGAAAAACAGCGACATCTTCGCCAAGTAATGAACACATGTTTCAATCTGCAAGATACGCTGTCAAGAACTTCATGACATATTTTGGGTTTTTCTTGGCTGCTTTGCTTATTTCACTTAGTACTCCGCGTTCTTTAATTTTACAGTATATTCCTAACACGTATTCTACAGGAGGTGTTCCTTCTTACTTGGGAGCTGGAATTCTTGCTGGTGTAGCTGTATTAGTAGGTTATATTGTTGGAACTCTTTTTAGTACAATGATTTAAAATACGTTAATCGTTTTGATAAACAGTGTATTCTAGACACAATGGACCCGTTTCTAGCATATCGCCGTAATTCAAAAGGGTTTTTAAAAGACCCACCTGCAAAACTACATCCATCTATCATGTTTGGTCCAGGTGTATTTCTAACACCTGATTTCATTTCAAAAAACAAGATTTCACACGTTATAAATTGTGCAGGAGATTGTGATGTTCCAAGTTTCGTAAAAGAAACATTTAAAGATAATTATATTGTTTTAAATGCTGTTGATTCGTATTATGTTAATATAACAGACTGGTTTCCTACATATGCTTTGTATATGAATAGGTTTCTTCAAGATAACAAATGTCATATGGTTTATGTAAATTGTCAAGCAGGAATGAATAGATCTGGATTTCTTACAGTTTTGTATGCTTGTTTAAAATTTAATTATAAGTATGAAGATGCATGTAGAGCTGTTGTATTACAAAGACCATGTGCACTTATGAACCCTGTATTTTATTCTCAGGTCGAAGAATATATCAAAAAACATGGTTAAAGAATAATGGCAGAGTTAGGTTCTAATCCAGCATGGAAAGATGTTCAGAATGGAACTGCAAAAGAAAATCCAAGTATAGTTGGGTATAATTACAGTTATAGCGACAACATTCCTAAACCAGAATCATTAGGTGTTGGAAGTAGTGGTTCATTTGGGCAGTTGTTTACAAACTTACGAGCAACTGGAAGTTATGTCAAGGCTATGACAGTAGGAGATCGTCCTTTAGGGAATGCCTATTTCCTAAATAGTGGAGGAACATGTACAGCTCCAGATGGATCAGCACAGCCTAGAATGAATTATGTTAATAATGTTTCAGACGGATTACTTACTGGAGTTATATCAGATATTGGTGGATTAAACCCATCTTATTTGTTCAGTGCAATGACAAGTGATGGAACACCAGCCTGCTCTTGTTATTCCTGTCAAACAACAAATGGACCGAAATTTGGATTTTTAACTCCTGATTTATCTCCTGATTTTAGTTCTAAGTTGTGTCAGCAAGTCGATCCCTCAAATTGTATGCCAAATGAACCTAAAGTAAGAGAATCCTATACAAATTATTCGTTGTCTGCGCTACCTACAATACTTGCAGCAGTTGGAATTCTTCTTTTAACATTTTCAGGTAAATAAGTTTGAAAAGAATAAATGGACACAATATTTCGAATAAAAAAAGGTCGTGAGACAACTCGTTCGAAACAAAATGATATTGTATCAGGAACTTTAGATTCTATTCATCAAAATGTTGTTTCGAACATTCGTCAACATTCTTTGAATATTGAAACTTTAAAGGAACAAATACAGACTTTAAAAACACAAATATTAGAAATAGAAAATTCCAATGATTTGTCGCAAATACTAAAATGTTCTAAATTGAAAGAAGAATTGAAAGAAATGACGGAACGTATGGAAGAAGTTGATCCACTAAAAAGTTATTATTTGAAAAATGCAGATATTATGCTAAAGTATTATGGAAACTCTGAAAAGACGCAAATTGTTCAAACTACTTTAGCAGATCAAAATACATTTCTCAAATATTTAAATCCGTCTGAAATGTCTACAGATTTACCAAACCATTCAAAGAAACATTTGTATGAAGAATACACTTGCAGAATGAAACTCAATACTGGTCAAGAAGGTTATGAAAGCAAAGAAGTTGTATCAGAACACTGTACTGCATGTAATGTTGCAAGAGAAGAGAATTCTGAAGAAGGAGTACTTGTATGTCCTAATTGTGGTTCAGAAGAATACATGATGGTAGTTTCTGATTTTCCTTCTTTTCGAGATCCACCCAAGGAAAGAAACAATTATGCGTATAAGAAGATTAATCACTTGAATGAGATTTTAAATCAATTTCAAGCAAAAGAAAGTACCATTATTCCAGATGAAGTTATGAATGAAGTTGTGTGTGAAGTTAAGAAACGCAGAATAATGAACATTGCAGAAATGACTGAAAAGGATATACGTGAAATACTTAAAAAGATCAATCGTAGTAAGTACTACGAGCATGCCACGCACATTTTGTCTAGACTTAACGGAAATCCCCCTCCCACTATTACACCCGAAATCGAAGAAAAGATACGAGCAATGTTTCAGGAAATACAAGCACCTTTTTTACTGTACTGTCCTGATGATCGTACCAATTTCCTATCTTATTCATACATACTTTACAAATTCTTCGAACTCTTAGAATTGGATGAATATAAGATATATTTTCCTTTGCTAAAAAGTCGTGATAGGTTAATTGCACATGATCAAATTTGGAAGAAAATTTGTGAGTACCTAAAATGGGAATTTATCAGCAGTGTGTGAATACCGTAAAACGAATTGAATACTGTTTAAAATAAATACAGTATTCAGAATGGATGCGTCTACATGTTCAGAAGAAGATAAGTCAGTTATAAACTCGGTGAGTTGGGATGATCTTATTTGCAAAAACAAGTATATTAATAAACACAAGAAAAGTAAGAGTGATATTCATAGTTTCTGCAGTCTAGTGAATAGACCTTTAACACAATCTCAAAATGTTACACTTGGAATTTGTATGGAACAAATATTCAAAGATTATATTGCAAACAATACTGTGCTAAAAGATATTAGCCAGAATGGTAGCCATAAAAAAGGTGAACGACAAAAAGATCACATGTGGTTAAATGAGTCTAAAAAGGAGATTATATATGCAGAACAGAAAAACAATATCAATCTTGATACTGAAAAAAGTCTTAGTACACAGGAAAAGGTTCTAGAAATATCTAAAAAATATCCAGAACACAAGATTTCAGCATACATTCTTGCAACAAGGTACTTACATTCCTCTGAAGCAGACGCGTCTAGAATAATTAAAGCAAAGTATAAAAATACAAAGGTAATCGGTGTTAACGAATACCTAGAATTATTTGGATTAACTCCAATTGCGGATTATGATTCGTATAAAAAAGTTATAATGAAAATTGTCCAAGCTAAGTTTGGAAATGATTAAATCTAATAATTTTTAATGATTATGTGATTAATATTAATTTCATCTCCAACTCTGCCTGAATGTATTTTGAATTTATAATGTTTAGGAAACATTCCAACAATAAATCCATCATATAATTCTTTTATGAAATCTGTTTCACCAATTACCATTAAGCATTTGGCTTTTGATTTTTTGAATAAATCAGCTAGTTCTTCATGTTCTTTTTTTCCAAATGAACAATAACCATAATCTGTAAATTTAGAATCATAAGGAGGATCAAGAAATATGAAGTGTTCTGATGTATTGCATTTTTCAAATATAGTTTTAAAACTTTCGTTAAATATTTGACTTCTGCTTAGTAATTCTTCATATTCTGCATTATCAAGATCCGCATAATTAATTGTTTTGTATTTTCCATAAGGAATATTGAATTTCCCATTTTTATTATATCGAAGCATTCCGCGGAAACAGGTTTTTCGTAGATAATAAAACTGACATGCTGTTTCTAAGTCTGTTTTAGGTTCTATATCTCGAACTTTGTAATACTCTTCTTCTGTGTTTGGATGGTTTTCCATAAATTCTTTTATTGATTGCCTTTCTCCAGCTGCAATAGTCTTGTAAAGTTTAATAAGTTCTGGGTGAATATCATTAATTACAGCATTTTTAGGATTAATGTAGAAGAACAATGCACCACCTCCTACAAATGGTTCAACATATGTTTCATATTCAGGTATATGTGGAAGAATATGGTGTATTTCATCAGACTTTCCACCTGACCATTTAATAAGAGGCGATAAGTGTGTGGTTGAAGAAAGAAGCAAAATAAGCTGTTCCTTTGTTTTACCACTATATTTCTTAATACCTCGTTCCTTGCATAATTCAGATAATTGTTCACGAGTTTTAGTTGAGTAGTTCATTTAAAAACGATATATTGAATTATGTTAATTCGTTTTTAGTTTAATAACCATATTCAACATTATTTGATTGAGCAATATCGACATTCTTTTTCATCCATTTATCAACAAAGTTCTTAACTTCTTCTAAACAGTAATCGAACTTTATATCCATAATTTTGCTCATATCAAGCAAATCATATTCACGAATTGTCCAATCTAATGGATCATGAATTTGATTGTGATAATCATCTGTATGAGCATCTACTTTTATAAATGAATATTCTACAGATCCATCTTTAGGATATTGTTCAATAAATGCATTAATTGTCTTCTTTAATCGTTCTAATCTGGTAGTATACTCTGGAATTTGTGTTTCAATATTTTTTAATTTTTCAAACTCAAGTTCTTTTTTAGCTTCTCTTGAAATCTTATGAAGTTCATGATAAGTATTTGAAATTGGTTCAAGTCGCTCATCTATTAGCTCAATAATTCTTTCTAAAGAAGACTTATATGTATTAGATTCGCGCCTCAAGTTGCTCATCATAGTTTTAATTTCGTCTGCCATTTTGCGTAAATTAAAAAAGGTTCCTCGAAAGAAAATCCGTTTTAAGAACACGCAATTTCTTCCTCACCCTTAGGTTTTTCCTCCCCCGAGGTTTCATCATCATCACTTATGACATCTTCTATATAAGAACCTATGTCATACTTATCCAATATGTGATAAAGTCCATATGCTTCTGGTCTATCTCCATCTTTAACAACTTTCTCAAAGAAGTTATCAATCTTACTTCTCAAGAGTTTAGCTGTTGCCTTAAGCTCCTTTTCTTCTTCTTCGGTTTTCTGATCATAACCAAATAAGGAGTAATAAAACTTCCAACATTCTTCCTCTATCTTGAATGAGATGAGAGAATTAGAAAGATCTACGTCTGCTACCATTTTGTACGGATGATATTGAAAGGGACTATCCATTAATTTGATTAAAAAAATTCCGTTTTATTCTGAATCTTCATCGGAATCGCTGTCTAAGTCTTGACCATGCGCATCTTTTTTTGCATAACAGTTGTTTGCATAATGACCTGGACGATCACAACGATAACAGATAACTTCTTCTTCAGATTCATATTCATCGGATTCTTCATAACAATCTTTAGCAAAATGTCCTTTCTCACCACACTTAAAACAAGCATCTGAGTTTCCACGGGTTTCGAGTTCGAACGTTTTCTTTACATAATCTGGTAAAACCTTCTGACAAAATGCACCGCCTCTTACTTTATCAACTCCATGTTTCTTCATGAGTTCTTTGGTAAGATTTGTTTCATCTTGTTCTGATTTTAATTGTCGTGTTTCAAGAATTTTAACAGGTTTATGAATTTTAGTCCATTCGGAACCCTTTCCTGCTTTATGTTCGGCATACCGACGATTTATATCATCAGTTTTGCCAACATAGTATTTGCCGTTTTGAAGTTGTAATACGTAAAGAGTTGACATTTTGAGTTTAAAAATTTAGATCTTTTACAATGTAAATTCGTTTTACTTCTTCTCAACTAATTGTTTCAAAAGATCTCTTATTTCAATAGCAACTGAAAGCAATGTCTCTTCTTTTTCAATAGGAAATTTTAATGGTTGTTGAACAAGTCCTTTCTCAGATTTTAATTTTTGACTAAGTTCTTTTCTTGAAAGATGCTCTTGGATATCTGAAACTGAAACTCCAGTTAGCTTAGAAGCATCGTCTATATACATCCCCTCGTTCATCTTTCTAACTGCAATTTCTTTAAGATGTGAATAAACTCCATTTGGAGATCTTTTTACGTCTTCTGCTATTTTCCAAATCGCTGTTTCATCTTTAATTTTTTCAAGAACAAACTTTTCTTCTTCTTCTTTCCACGTTTGTCCGTGTCTTTCAGGTTTAGATCCATCATTATTACGAGGCATTCTAATTAAAAAATCTAGGCAACTAATACCTAAATCCATTTTACGACCAATCAATTAGAATACCGGTCTTTTCTTGTTTAGTCCCAGGAGTTACTTCAACCCATATTGTAGAATACTCAATTCTGCAATCAATAAGTTTTTCTTTCAAAGCTTCTACCATTTCTTCAGGAGAAACAACATAATTTTGATTAGCATAATCCCGTCTATACACTACTTTATTTTTACTTTGAGGGATTTCGTGAAAGTATGATGTTTTGAAAATAGCTTGTTGAACAACTTGTTGGTAAATATGTTGGATTGAATTTTCAATCTGTTGTTTCCTATATTCTTCAGGCTTCATACGAAGTTCTGCAGCAGTAATCGGTTCCATTCTAAACATTTTCAGTTTAAAAATCTAGATCTTTTACAATCTAAATCCATTTTTAAGCTAATTCTTTTTCGTTTAACTTGGAACTCCATGCAAATAACCATAAGTTAGATTCTTCACATTTTTTAATAACACGTTCAGTTAGTTTTGATTTGTCTCGTTTTGACATCTCTTGATTGAGTTTCATAAGACGACTTGAAAGCTGATCTATGTTTATACTGTTCTCTTTCATAACTCTATAGAATTCATCAATGACCATATCTCTATTAAAGTTTGGTCGTTGTGGATGATTAGATGCTGATTTCAATTTCTTGTAGTTTTCACAAAATAAATCTACAGCTTCTTTTAATCCTTCATATGGATTAACATCTTTTTCATCTTCTAAGTAAAGTTCTGGAACAGAAACAGCTTTATTCAATCTAAAGAACTCTTCCTTTACGGCATCATGAGTTGCATTCCAAAGTATATCTACAAGAATTGTAGCTATATTATCTAATCCATTCAATGCTTCACGACGATGATTTGATTCATAGCAAACCAATTCATCGTTGATACATGCAAGATAGATTTGTCCATCCATTCTTCCTTTCGATTTTATTGACTCGTGTATTTCTTTAACACGATCTTCATCACACGGACGATTATACTTCCATCTGCTTATTGGAAAACTGTTAAATAACTTAACAGGAACCCAATAGACAGAATGAGAACCATGAGATCCTCCTGTAATTTCTTTTGCTTCGAATAGTTTCTTTGAATTTGACATTTTAATTAAAAATGCAGATATCTGATAATCTAAATCCATTTTAAATTATACTATCAAAAATGGATTACAAACCCATAAACAAACTTAAAGTAATATTTCTAAAATGTCTCTTACATCATTAGAATCGGATATAAGTGTTGAGCAACAAACAAAAATTTCAATTTACTCTGCGCTATCCTATCAAAAATGCATGAACCATTCAACAGAATGGGAAAGGAATAATGAACCATATTACAAAACAATTGCCTGTATGAAACCTGTAGTAGATCGATCACGTAAAACTACAATTATCGAAGCTTATGAAAAACTTAAGGATAAAATAACAGATTCTTTAGAAGAAGTAATTTTAAAGAAGCTACAAAATCTTTGTATTCTTCCTATAGGACATTCAGGCAAATGTTCTCATGATGTTCATTCTGGATTATTCAATCATAACACTTTGAAGTGCAAATTAGATTGGATATATACCACTCCTGGAGATGATGATTAT